CCAAGACGGGAGTAAGCGGTTTGATCGCCTTGAGCTAATGATTTGGGGCGTATATGTCACGGTGGTTGTTGCAGTAGCTTTACCGCAGTTTATGGCCTAACCATGATTGGTGAAATCGCAGCTATCGTAGCTGGCGTAAATGCTGCTACTAGTGCGATAAAACAAGTCGCTGAGACCACCAACGACATCTCCAGTATTTCTAGTTTCTTATCGACTCTCGGTGGTGCCGAAGTTGAGCTTCAACGTGCCCAGAATGAGGGTAAGTTGTCAGAGGCGGATGCTGTAAAAGCTGCTCTGGCAAAAAAGCAAATACAAGACACCATGCGCGAAGTCCGCGATCTTTTTACCATGAGTGGCAATGGTGACCTGTATCAAGAGGCGATGGCGTCTATGGCAGCGGCGAGGAAAGCCAAACAAACAGAGTTAGCGCGTAAGGCTGCGGAAAAGAAGAAGTTTTGGAAGGATGTAAGAGAGGTAATGACGCTTATCGCGGTTCTTGCGCTGTTGTTGCCGATGACCCTTGCCGTTCTGCTGACGTGGCTCACAGCGTAATTAGGAAATAATATATTATGAGTATCGTTGCATCGCTAGTAGGGCCAGTTACAGGGCTGCTGGACAAGTTCATAGAGGACAAGGATCAGAAAAACGCCTTGGCCCATGAGATTGCCACCATGTCTGAAAAGCACTCGCATGAGGCGCTCAAGGGCCAGCTAGAAATCAACAAAATGGAAGCCGCACATAAGTCGTTATTTGTTGCTGGTTGGAGACCTTGCATCGGCTGGATATGCGCTCTGGGACTGCTGTACAACACTATTATCGCCAATATCCTCGGTATTTGGTTCGCAGTGCCGGAAGTAGATACAACACTGCTTGTGCCCGTTATGATGGGGATGCTGGGTTTGGGCGCTATGCGCTCCTACGAGAAGGTTAACTCCGTCGCACGGGAGAAGTAATGGGTGATCTAGTCGAGATGGTTAAGCGGCATGAGGGCGTCAAGTCTAAGGTGTACTTATGTACTGCGGGTTTTGAAACCATAGGTGTAGGCCGAAACATCTCAGAGTCTGGCTTGGGCTTGTCTGCCGATGAGATTGACTACTTACTACATAACGACTTAGAGCGTTGTCACCAAGAACTGCAAGATGCGTATTACTGGTACGGAGGGCTGAACAAAGCTAGACGAGACGCGATGGTTGATATGTGCTTCAATCTAGGTATTACGCGACTACGTGGGTTTGTTAACGCTCTGGAAGCTATGTCCCGCGAGCAGTTTGATATTGCTGCGGATGAGTTTATGGATAGCCTTTGGGCCAAACAAGTTGGCAACCGTGCCCTAGAAGTAACTGAGATGATAAGGACTGGGGAGTACCGCTAATGCCTTTGCAGAAGCTACAGTTTAAGCCCGGAGTAAACCGAGAAAACACGCGGTACACGAGCGAAGGCGGTTGGTATGAGTGCGACAAAGTGCGGTTTCGCCAAGGTATGCCTGAAAAAATCGGTGGGTGGGTACGTATATCAGATACCACGTTCCAAGGCGTCTGCCGTTCGTTACATAATTGGGTTACGTTAAACAAACAGGATCTTATTGGCGTAGGTACCAACCTAAAGTTCTATATAGAACTTGGCGGCGGATACAACGACATTACTCCCATTCGCGCTACTACCGCTGCCGGTGATGTGACTTTTGCTGCGACTAATGGCAGTACCACCATAACCGTTACCGATTCGTCGCATGGCGCTCTCGAAGGTGATTTTGTTACCTTTAGCGGAGCAGTATCTCTTGGCGGTAATATAACCGCAGATGTCTTAAATCAAGAATACCAAGTCGGCCCTCTCCCTACTGCAAACACGTACACAATAACTGCTACAGCTACCGCAAACTCATCTGATACAGGAAACGGTGGAAGCTCTGTAGTCGGCGCGTACCAGCTAAACACTGGCCCCGAATTTGCTGAACCAGTAACAGGTTGGAGCGCTGGTGATTGGGGTGAGAATGTGTGGGGTACAGGAGGCTCTAATACGGAGGCTCTTCGTCTCTGGAGCCAAACTAATTTTGGTGAAGACTTAGTATTCGGCCCTCGTGGTGGGGGTGTTTACTATTGGGATGCTACAAATGGCCTCAATACTCGTGCACAGCTAGTCGCAGATGCCTTTTCTAGCACGGCGTCCAACGTACCTGTTGTACAAAATCGCATTCTTGTTTCTGACATAAGTCGGTTTGTGTTCTGTCTTGGTACTAACCCGTTAGGCAGTACCACGCTTGACCCCATGTTAATACGATGGGCAGATCAAGAAAGCGTAAGTAACTGGACACCCGCCGCAAGTAACCAAGCAGGTGACCTACGGCTGTCTAACGGTTCAGAGATTATTACGGCTACGCAGGCTCGCCAAGAGGTATTGGTGTGGACGGATTCTGCGCTTTATTCCTTGCAGTACGTGGGAGCACCTGCTGTATGGGGTGCACAGTTAGTAGGAGAAAACACCTCTACAGCGTCCCAGAACTGCGTAGCCTACGCTAACGGTGTGGCTTACTGGATGGGTAAGGATAAGTTCTATAAGTACGACGGGCGAACTCAACCGCTACGCTGCGACATCCGTAGGTACATATTCAACGACTTTAACTCCCTACAGTACGATCAGGTATTCGCCGGTACGAATGAGTCTTTCCATGAAATATGGTGGTTCTACTGTTCTTCTGACTCACAAACCGCAAACAGATACGCGGTGTACAATTACCAAGAAGACATTTGGTATTACGGTACGCTATCTCGTACGGCGTGGCTTGATTCTGGACTGCGAGAAGCTCCACTTGCCGCTACGTACAGCTATAACCTTGTAGACCATGAACAAGGTACAGACGACAACCAGACTACGACACCGGCAGCGATTACGGCGAACATATCTTCTGCTCAGTTCGACATAGAAGACGGACATCAGTTTGCGTTTATTTGGCGAGTGATACCGGATATTACCTTTGAAGGTTCTACAGCCGCCGCTCCTGTTGCAACAATGACCTTGTTACCTCTCGCTAATTCTGGTGCGGGCTACAACTCACCCCTGTCTGAAGGGGGGTCAAACAGCGGCACAATTACAAGAAGCGCGGTGCTGCCAGTGGAAGCGTTTACACAACAACTCAATACACGAGTGCGAGGGCGGCAGTTAGCAGTTAAGATAGAATCTACTGGAGAAGGTGTTACGTGGCAGTTAGGTACACCAAGGATTGATATGCGTGCGGACGGGAGGCGATAATGAGTATTGATACTACTAGATACTACGTAAACTTTGTTGCTCCTGCACTGCCGCAGCCTACTCCCATGTACAGCATGGAGTATCAAGATCAGCTAAACAATACTCTACGTATATACTTCAACAACATGGATAAAGCTGTACGAGATGCGTATATATCGGATGTTTCTGAGGCTAACAGTTGGTTCCTTAGCTAATGGCTAATCTCTACAGGAACGCCAAGGTAGATTTAACTACCACTAACGCAACTACACTGTATACGTGCCCTATAGCTACGACGACCATCGTTAAGTCTATATTAGTGTCCGAAGACTCTGGCAATGCCGACACCATAACAGTGACTTTGACCGATTCTGCTTCGGCAGTATTTAACGTGTTTAACACAAAAGCCGTAAGCGCTAACGCTACCGTGGAGCTACTCACTGCGCCTTTAGTGATAGAAGAATCCGAAATACTAAAAGTTACCGCTGCAACTGCTAACAGGTTACACGTTGTCGCTAGTTTGTTGGAGGTATCGTAATGAGTGAAGGTGGCGCTGGCGATACTAATTTTTCCGATGACTACATAGCAAATTTTCTTAGGGAACAAGAGAAAGAACGTAAGAGAAGGGAAGCTGAAGCCAAGGCAAAAGCAGCAGCAAAAGCTAAGGCGGAAGCTGAAGCTAAGGCAAAGGCAGAAGCGGCTGCGAAAGCGAAGAAAGAAGCTGAAGCAAAAGCTAAAGCAGAAGCCGAAGCAGCAGAAAAAGCTAAAGCAGAAGCTGAAGCCAAGGCAAAAGCCGAAGCGGAAGCAAAAGCGAAAAGAGAAGCTGAAGCCGAAGCGGAACGTAAGAGAAAAGCAGCCGAACGTCTCCGAAAAGCTGCTGAAGCCATAAAACTCCAAGAGGAAGAAGACAGACTAAGGTTTCAAAAGCTGTTTGAAGAGGAAGAACGTAAGAGGAAGGAAGCTGAAGCGGAAGCCGCACGCAAAGCTGAGGAAGAAGCAAAAGCGAAAGCTGAAGCGGACGCACTTGCCGAACGCCGTAGTCAACCTCTAGCCGTAAGCCCCAAAGCCGCTCAAGATTTCCGTGCAGCGTATAAAGCTAAACTAGCGCAAGGCGCTGACTACTACGCAATAGACGACGTAGATGAAGTAGACGACTGGTATGACAGGGCGTACGACGAAGCGCTTAAAGCCGCGAACATCAATGACTATGCGGATATTGTCGGGGGTGAGGGCGGTACCTATGGCGGTACTTTAAAATTCACTATTAGTCCAGATGAATACATAAACTCTACAAGTGCCCCTGCGTACCTCACTGATGTACTACAAAAAAACAAGTCTCGTGACGAGAACGAAGCAAAAAACGCTTACACCGTATTGTCCATCACAGATTCGCCAGAACAAGTTGCTACCGTTCTCGGTGGGTATTATGGAATAGATTTTTCTCCTGTAGCGCAGCAGCTAGGAAGGTTTGGTGGCAATTTACAAACCCATACAAACTCTTCGCAAGCGCAACTTTCTGAGTTTCATTCGTTTATTGAACCCATTCTTCAAGAGCAGATACCTTATCTACAGATAACTCGCGGATTGAATTACCAAGACGCATTGCAAGCCGCGTATAGCGAAGATCCTATGATACAAGCGTTGTACGGTAAGTATGACGTTACTCCCCTACGACAGACAAAAGACGGCTCTACTTATATATACGACCCGTTTACTTATGGTGAAATACGTACAAAAGAAGTTAAAGACAGGGACTTTCAAAACGCCGCTAAGATCATAGCTTCTGTAGCTATTGCGTTTTACGCCCCGCAAATGCTTGTAAAAACAGGAATGTTCGGTGCTCCGGCCGCTGCGGGTACTGCTGGTGGTGGTACTGCTGCTGGTGCTGCTGGCGCTGCTGGGTATAGTGCTACACAGTTAGCCGCTGCTACCGCAGCAGTATCCGCAGGGCAAACCGTTATATCTGGTGGAGATTTTGAAGACGTACTCAAAAGTGCAGGGCTGTCGTTTGTCGGATCAACCGCCGCACAAAAGCTGGGTAATGCTAAAGCAGCTTATGAAACTCTTGCCGCTGCTGGCCCCGGCGCAGCATCCTTAGCCGCACAAGCGCTAACAGAATACAACACGGCAAAACTTTTATACGCAGCAGCCCAAGTAGGTTCTGGTGCTGTAAGCGGTAATCTTGGTGCGGGGGTGCTTGCAGCTTTTGGCCCTGATCTAACCACCACTGCTCTCAACAAGGTAGGACTTACCCCCGAACTGCTTGACAGAGCAGGTGTAAACCAAGACTTGTTAGTGAATGGTTTGGTCAGAACCCAAGTAGCCTTAACGCAAGGTATCGAGCTTGAAGATGCTTTATCTATAGGCTTAGGGCAGTACGTCCTGTCTGGTGGCGGTATAGCAGGCATAAACAAAGACACCTTCTTCGAGAAAATGGGCGAGGTGTTACGCGGCACTGGTGAAGCTATAGGTGGTCTGTTCTCACCAAGTCAAGCGGATATAACTGCCGCAGCGGGGGGTATTGATTATCAGTTTGAAGGTTCTGAAGGTATAGCAGGGCTAACTAGAGCACAACAAGACTTAGAACGTGAGGAGTTTTCTGATCTTCTAGGCGAAGATGAATATATACGTAAGTACGGTATTGCTGCCTTTAATAGGGAAGCGGCAAGAGCCGCAGAAATGTCTGAAGTATTAGGAGGCTACAAACCCCGTGGGTTGGTCGATGAAGATGGACTTCCTATATTTGAAGATGTCAATGGGTTGTTACTTAAGTTTAAGGAAAAACCTTCTTTGTGGGCTAATATTTTTCGTACCACTAGAGACATACCGCAAGAACAAAAACTTGATCTTGCTAATGAAATTATAGATGCCCCGCAGTTCCAAAAATATCTTGACGCGGCGGGGGTTTCTTTAGCGGACAGGTTAGACCCACGAAGCACACTTAACACTTTACTTGGACAGTCTTTTGGAGAAGAAGCCCCCACTACACCGCTTAATTTTGAAGCAGATTCTCGAATTGCAGACCCCAATGTCTCTGTAGCAGATACTTTTGTTGCTGATGGCGTAATTGAATTAGATATTGAAGGTACGAAATACACCACGGAACAATTTTTGCCCGGAGTGACTCCAGAAGCTAGAGCAGCGTCTATTGGGTTAGCAATAGATCAAATAGCTGAGTCTATGGCTCGCAGAGCTGGCGGTAACGCCTCTCCCGCAGATTTCCGCTTAGATGCTATAAACGCCTATGTAGAGCTGCGTGGTGAAGGTTATAGCCATTTAAGGTTGCTAGAAGAGTCTGGTGTGGAGCTTACTGGCAGACTTGTAGATGCTGTATCTGCGTTGGATCTCGATGAACTTGCAAAGTTACGTAACAGTGACCCAGAAGCGTACACAAACAAGTTAGGTCGTGCCGACTCTGCTACAGGCAATAAAGAAAGCGCTGAATACGTCAAAGAGAACGGCGTAGAAAGCGCGACTGACGGCATTAGCGTTTACGAAATAGCTGAAGACGCTGTAGAAGCCGCTAATAATGTGGCTGAAAACATCTTACCCGCGATGCTTGCTTCTGGCATGGACGAGACAAAAGCCCGTGAGCTAGCCGCTAATTTGGAAGCGGGTGCAATTAACACCACTGCAAACATGATCCGTGCGGGTGCGGGTTTTACCAAAGCCATGTTGGGGCTTACTTACCTATTTGGGGCACGCCCAGATGACTTAGAACTTGGTCAATACGTAAATAAACTTCTTGAACTTGGCGATTCTGCGAATACCGAAGGATACCAAGCCCGCGTTAAAGACATGTGGGGGACAATACAAGAAGCAGAAGGGTTCTGGGGCACTACTCAAGCATGGACAGACGCACTTGCTGACGACCCAACTATCATGCTGGCTGAACTTGCAGGGGTAGAGCTTTTCCAAGAAATCGGCCCTTTACTTGTTGGTGGTGGTGCAGGAGTAATAGCGAAGGGCGCTGCGTTATCCGCAGCAAAAATTGCAGGGAAAGGCGCGGTATCCGCTTCTGCTAAAGTTGCAGCAACTCAGATTGGTACGAGGGCTGGTTTGACTACCGCCGCTGCTACCGACGCTAGCGAGGCTTTTGGGGGTAGCGCTGACGGGGCTTATGACGAGGCGTTTGATGCGAAACTAAAGCAGTTACGAGAAAACAACGAAGCCACAGTAGCTCTTATGCAATCCGCCGGTATACCTATCGGCAATTTAGTTGACCAGAATGGTCTATTTCCGGGGCAAATGGATGAGATCCACAAGTTTGCCCATGATGCTGCAATGATTAGCGGTGGTACCGCTACGGTGCTGTCGCTTGCATCTTTTGGTTTGGGTGGCGAGGCACTAGACAAACTCTTACTCGGGGGTAAAAAAACCACCTTAAACCCAAAAATGGAGGCTTTGGCTAAAGAGCTAGGTGATCGTGTCAATGCTGGAGACGCTCTCGTTACAGGGCTGCGGGCTGCAAAAACTGCGGGTAAAGAAGGGATTTTTGAATACGGAGAAGAAGCACTAACTGGGACAGCGTTAGAGGCTACTCTAACTTCTACAGATCCAAACCGCGACTGGGGCGCTGCAATAGCTTCTGCCGGTGCGGGAGGTCTTATTAGCGGCACCGCAGTTACATCGGCTTTGTTAGGTGTTGATGGCGCACGAGATGCTTTGGCTGGGGCTGTACGCTCTACTCATGCAGGTATAAATGCCACAATAGAAGGCGCTAAGAGGGGGCTGATTAATGATGCACAGGCTAAAGCGGCCTTAGCAGAATTTGGTATAGCCAGTGATGAATACGGCGGTCTACAAACCACCCTATTAAATGATGCGTTTGACGCGGATTACACCACATATACCGAATCCAAAGATACGTTCCAAATTGAAAACCCTGATTACGCCCCCACTGAAGCGGACATACTTGGTTTTACCGGCGACATCGCTGAAGATAGGTTAGCTGCTAGCGTTGCAGACTTAGTAGACCGCAGCTATATCGACGCACAAGAAGCCATAGATGTCGCAGCGCTTGAAGGTCTGACATTAACTAACGAACAGGTCGCTCAGTACGTACGCCAAACCGAGTCTGGGCAAGCCGAGGCTGCGCTTAACAGCTTACGTTCTGATGTTTTCGACCCGATGTATGTCACTAACCGAGAAGCTAGGGATTACTTTACTGACATTGGGTATACACCTACACAAGAAGACTTGGCTGAGTTTGTAGGTAAGTCAGAAAAGTACGCTTCAGACAATGTGACTGAATACTCTGAAAACATGTTAATGCTTCAGCTAGACGGGCTGCTTGGTAATCCAAACACAACGCCTTTGCAATTAGACAGTCTGCTAGACCAGATTGAATCAATCAACCCAGACTCTACTGCCCGTACGGATTCTGGCATTGACGATGACGGTAGCTTACTTAACCCAACGCCAGATCCTGTAGACGATCCTGTAGTCGATCCTGTAGTCGATCCTGTAGTTGATCCTGTAGTCGATCCTGTAGTCGATCCTGTAGTCGATCCTGTAGTCGATCCTGTAGTCGATCCTGTAGTCGATCCTGTAGTCGATCCTGTAGTCGATCCTGTAGACGATCAAATAGCTGCGTTGTCCGACCAGCTAACAGAGTCTGAGCAGCAGCTTAATGACCGTATAGATCAGCTACAAGGAGAGGGTAAGACTCGTGATGAAGCATTGGCGCAGGCTATTAGCGAGCTTGCAGGTCAATTGGGCACAACAACACAAACTCTGCTAGACATCATAGGGGACTCTGAGTCTTCCTTACGAACAGACTTTAGGGACGAACTAGCTGTCCTAGAGACGATTGTATCTGAGGATATGGCTAATCTTGAGACAAGTATCCTTGGCAAGATGGCTCAGTACCAAGCGGAAGGGCTTTCTCGGGATGAAGCACTAGCCAAAGCTATTGAAGATGTGTCTCAAGACATGCTTACCCTCGAAACAAGTTTCCTTGGCAAGATGGATCAGTACCAAGCAGAAGGGCTTTCTCGGGATGAAGCACTGGCTAGGGCCATCGAAGAGGTGTCCACAGAGCTAGGTACAACAAAGGCAGAGCTGTTAGACGTTATAACAAACTCTAACCTCACCATACGAGAAGACTTCAAAGGCGAATTAGCTAATCTGAAGACAAGTTTGCTTGGGGATATGTCGAACCTTGAGACAAGCATTCTCGCTAAAGTGGCTGAATACGAAGCAGCAGGGCTTTCTCGTGATGAAGCGTTAGCGCAGGCTATTGATGAGCTTGCTGGTGATCTAGGTACGACAAAAGAATCCCTAATAGACGTTATAGCGAACTCTGAACTTACCATACGAGAGGATTTCAGGAACGAGTTAGTCGATCTGAAGGCAAGTTTGGTTGGGGATATGTCCAGCCTTGAGACAAACCTTCTTGAGAAGATAGCAGAGTATGAGGCAACAGGGCTTTCTCGTGATGAAGCGTTAGCACAGTCCATTGCAGATGTATCCGCAGAGCTAGGTACAACAGAAGAAAACCTGCTGGACACTATAGCGGACTCTGAGCTTGCCATACGAGAAGACTTCAGGGATGAGCTAACTACCCTAGAGACAAGTTTGTCCGAGGACATGTCGAATCTTGAGGCAAACATACTCGATAAAGTAAATGAGTATGAAAATGCAGGGCTTTCTCGGGATGAGGCATTATCGCAGGCTATTGACGACCTTGCCGGTGATCTCGGTACAACAAAAGAAAACCTGTTAATCACCATAGCAAATTCCGAACTTGCTATACGAGAAGACTTCAAGGGTGAGCTGACGGGCCTAAAGGCAAGTTTACTCGGAGATATGTCGAATCTTGAGGCAAGCATCCTTGATAGAGTAGCTGAATACGAAGCAGCAGGACTCTCTCGGGACGAAGCACTGGCCCAAGCTATCGAAGCTGTGTCGGGAGAGCTAGGCACAACAGAGCAAAACCTGTTAGACGTTGTAGAGGACTCTGCACTTGCCGTACGGGAAGACTTCAGAAATGAGTTGACTACCCTAAAGACAAATCTATCTGAGGAAATGTCCAACCTTGAGGCGAACCTCCTTGGGAAAATGGCCGAGTACGAGAACGCAGGGCTGTCTCGTGATGAAGCGTTAGCCAAAGCTATTGAGGACGTATCTGGAGAACTAGGTACAACAGAGCAAAACCTGTTAGACAGAATAACGGACTCCGATCTTGCCATACGAGAAGACTTCAAGGGTGAACTAGAAAGTTTGCAGGCAGACCTATCCGAAGGTATGTCCAACATCGAGGCGAACCTCCTTGGAAAGATGGCTGAGTATGAGAACGCAGGACTCTCTCGTGATGAAGCACTAGCTAAGGCCATCGAAGATGTATCTGGAGAGTTAGGTACAACAGAACAGAACCTGCTAGATAGGATAACGGACTCTGATCTCGCCATACGGGAAGACTTCACAAACGAGTTATCTGCCTTACGAACAACTCTATCTGAAGATGTATCTAACCTTGAGACAAGCCTCCTTGAGAAGATGGCCGAGTATGAGGGTGCAGGACTTTCCCGCGATGAAGCGTTAGCGCGGTCTATTGCAGATGTATCTGGAGAACTAGGTACAACAGAGCAGAACCTGTTAGACAGAATAGCGAATTCCGACACTGCCATACGGGAAGAGTTCAAGGATGAGATAGACAATTTACAGGCAAGTCTAGCTGGAGACGTAGCTAACCTTGAAGCAAACCTTCTTGAGAAGATAGCGGGGTACGAGGCGGCGGGACTTTCTCGGGATGAGGCACTATCGCAGTCCGTTGCAGATGTATCCGCAGAGTTAGGTACAACAGAGCAGAGCCTGTTAGACAGGATAGCGGGTTCTGAACTTGCCATACGAGAAGATTTTGGAACCGAGTTAGCTAACTTACAGGCGAGCTTATCTGGGGATGTAGCTAACCTCGAAACAAACCTTCTTGAGAAGATAGCCGAATACGAAGCAGCGGGGCTTTCCCGTGATGAGGCATTAGCTTTAGCTATCGAAGATGTATCTGGAGACGTAGCTGGCCTTGAGACAAATCTACTTAACAAAGTAGCTGAATACGAAGCAGCAGGGTTGTCGCGTGATGAAGCACTATCCAGAGCTGTTGCGGATGTATCTGGTGACGTAGCCAGCCTTGAAACAAACCTCCTTGATAAGATAGCGGAATACGAAGCAGCAGGGTTGTCTCGTGATGAAGCACTAACTAAAGCTATCGAAGACGTGTCTGGGGATGTAGCTAACCTTGAGACGACCCTACTTAATAAAGTAGCAGAATACGAAGCAGCGGGGATGTCCCGTGATGAAGCACTAGCCAAGACTGTTGACGAGCTTGCTAGTGATCTAGGTACAACAAAAGAAACCTTACTAGATGCCATAGCGGACTCTGAGCTTTCTGTACGAGAAGACTTCAAGGGCGAGTTAGCTGATTTACAGACAAGCCTATCTGGAGAAGTAGCTGGCCTTGAAACAAACGTCCTCGACAAGATGGCTGAGTACGAGGCAGCAGGGCTTTCTCGGGATGAAGCATTAGCTAAAGCTATCGAAGATGTGTCTGGGGATGTTGACGCCACAACACGTACCCTTCTGACGAAGATTGACGAAGCTGAACAAGCAGGTGCCGACAGAGATACGGCACTGCGTACCTCTATATCCGACCTTGCTAGCGAGCTTGGCGTTACCGAAGAAACTTTACTTACACGTATCGGAGAGTCTGAAGAGTCCCTACGCGCTGCAATCGGTGAAACTGAAGCTGATTTGTTGCGTGCAATTAGCGGCGCTGAGGGTGCACTGACTGCCGAAATTGAAGCGGTAGCGGAGCTTGTAGGTAAGCCTGCTTCTGAGGTGACTGATGCGGATATTGACTTTGTTGCTGACCTTATCGCACAGCAAGAAGCGATCAACGACCCTGCTACGTACACACAAGAACAGCTAGCCTATGACGTAACAGGTGACGGTGTAGTAGACCAAGCTGACCTAGACCTCCTGCAACAAGCTAGAACAGGGCAAGATGTACTGTTTGACCTTGACAGTATGTTCGCTCCTACGGGCCTATACGCCGCACAGCAGCAGACGCAACAAGCGCTACAGCGTCAGATGGAGCAGCAACAACAGCAACAGATTCAGACGCAACAGGAACTGCAACAGCAGCAAGAGCTACAGCAACAGCAGCAGATGCAGCAGCAAATGCAGTCGCAGCAGGCAATACAGACTCAAATCGCACAAGAAGGGGAGCAGGCTCGCCGTAGGGATCTGTTAGGCCAGATCATGGGTGCCGCAGACATAACAGGACAACAAGTTACAGTAGATCAATCTCCCTTGGCACAGATCGACTATCTGTATGATTTTGGTAGTATATTCGGGCCGCAACAAAGAGCGTCTATGTTCCCTACACCGTACGGCACAATCGAACGAGGGCCAGTTCAACCGACTACACGGCCTAGACTGCCGTTTGGACGTAAACGTGGAGGTATAATTGATGCAAACGACGAACTATTACGGATTATTGGAGAAAGCTAATGAGCTGGTGGACTGATCTTACATCTGGCGTGTCCGGTGCTTTTACCGATACTGGAAATGAAAACACGTTTTTAGGGGGCGTTGGTGATTTTTTTCGTTCTGATGTTGGTAGTCTTATTGGAACCGCAGGGCTTGGAGCTTTAGCCACTAAGACTGGAATCATGGACACTAAAACGCCTGTAGTTGGCTACCAAGGAAGCATTCCAGAGTATGAGGCCGTGCGAGAGCGCGTACCTATGCAGGCAGACCCTAACCGTAGGCCCGGATCTGCTGGTAGAAGATACTTCAGTGATGTTCAGTACGCTGACCGTCCTGAACGTCAGTCTATGACAGTAGAGCAAGCACGGCAAAAAGCCCAAACACAAGCGCAAGGGCTAGCTGGAATGGCTGCTGGCGGTGCTATTGGCATGAACAAAGGGTACTACTTAGGTGGTATTACGGATGGTATGGCTGATAAGATTCCAGCTACTATTGATGGTAGACAAGAAGCACGCCTTAGCGATGGGGAGTTTGTCATACCTGCGGATGTGGTGAGCCATCTAGGTAACGGTAACTCCGATGCCGGTGCAAATCAGCTACACCAAATGATGACCAGAGTACGTAAAGAACGCACGGGTAACCCGAAACAGGGTAGGCAAATCAAACCTCAGAAGATGCTACCTGCATAAAGGTAATGACTATGTATAAATATAACACTGGTGGTGATGTAACTGTTCCCGCAGATCCGAATGTAGGTCAAGAAGTAGGTAGATCAGGTGCACTTGCGGAGTTTGCTGGCCCCTATGTCACAGAAATGCTGGGTAGAGGGCAAGCTCTTTCGGAACAACCTTACCAGTCCTACATGGGGCCGTTGTCTGCTGGAGCATCTGACGTACAGCAACAGGCGTTTACAGGACTAGCTAGCCTAGCTGTACCCACCACCCCCGCTACATTTGATGCTGCTACTGCTCAACAGTATATGAACCCTTATACAGAAGCAGCTCTTCAGCCTCAGCTACAGGCGGCACAGCGTGAAGCGGATCGTGTGCGGTTGGCTAACGCTGCTAGGATGCAGCAGGCCGGAGCTTTCGGCGGATCTCGTTTAGGTTTAGTAGAAGCAGAGGGTAACCGTGCGCTACTAGAGAACTTAGCAAATATCCGTGGAACAGGTTACTCGCAAGCGTATCAACAAGGTCGGGAGCAGTTCGCTCGTGATAGAGGGTATGGATTAGAGGCGCTAGGTGCTCAACGTGTTGGCGGGGCTGAACAACGTGCTATTGAACAAGAAGGCATAGCGCAAGACTACGCGCAGTTCCGTGAAGAACGTGATTACCCTTATAAGCAGGTTCAGTTCCAGCAGTCGCTGCTACAAGGATTGCCGATTGCAGCGCAAACCTACAGTTACTCTCAGCCCAGTACACTATCTACCATGCTGGGCAGTGCGGGGGGTGTCAGTGAACTTCTTAATCTGTTTGGTGGTGGCGGTGGCGGCGGTGGCGGCGGTGGTGGAACTCCACCCATAATACCCAACACAGGAGCATTCACAGATGCTCAAGGAAACACGTACGTAGACGGTGTACTACAAGGTACAGGAGTCTCTTAATGCTTAATTCACGAGGTTTGGGCGAGCAGGTACAGCGTAAGAAAGAAGCGTACCAAGGCAACCCACAGGCACTACAGCAGCAGTACCAAAAGAGTCAGCAATTAGTTGACCTTCTTGCGCTACAGCAGCTTAAAACAGAGAAAGAAGCCGCTGCCCGTAACATGCAGATGCAGATGCAGCAGAACCCTGCCACGATTGCACAGCAGCGTGAGCAAGAAGTGCTTGGCATGATTAAGCAAGAGCAAGGCCGAAAGCTAGGCGACGTTGCACAGCGCACTGCCGGTACGCTAGGGCAGATCAACAAAAGAGCGCAGCAGAACGTACAGCGCACTGCCAAGCAAGGTTTACCCTCTATAGGTGGCCCACAAAGACCCCCCGCAAACGCCCCACAAAAGCCCGCTATGATGGCTGGTGGCGGTATTGTTGCATTCCAAGAAGGCAGTAAAGGGCCAATATCTGCGGTATCTGAGGAAGAGATTAGGGAGTATCTTGCTCGGTTCAACCAATTAGATAACCCCAGAAACAGGGAGATGGCTAAAGAAGACATCCTCAAAGTCAGAGCGCAAGAAGCCAAATCTGCTGCTAGAACACAAGCGTTAGCGGGTAAAGCGCCCGGAGCCGAATCGCGTCGAGCGCAACGTCAGTTTGCAAAAGAGTACGACCCTACAGCAGCGTTAGGTGGCCCCCCAAAAACAGAGCCATCTGCGGCACCTACTGAACGCACAATACCTGATATGGGCGGTATGGGTGTACTAGCTCCCCAACTCCCCAAAGTTGAACCCGATGCTACGAAAGGGCAAGGTCTTGAAGCTCTAGGGTTAGCTCCACCTACACCTCCACCTACTGTTGTAGGCACGGAGCGTCAGGATATAGCGCGAACTCTTATGAGTGAGATGGGCGTCAAACCCGAAGGGACTCGTGAAGAAGCTAGAGAAGCCGCTGAAGCCCGTACCAAGGGTATTCTTGAAGCCGCTATCGGTAGAGAAGAAGGTAAGTTAGGGCCGAAAGAGTCTCAACTACAGCGTATGCAAGACCTACAAGCGCAACAAACAGACCCTGATAAGTTACGTAGAGAGCGCCTTACAGCGGGTCTTCTGGGTGCTGCGGGTCGAGGTAGCACTACCCTAGCTGGATTCGGCGCAGGCGTATTTAATCAGCGTACCCAGCAAGAAGCCGCTGCACGTAAAAACTTGACGGATCAGTTTGGTATTGAAAATGAGAAAATTCAGCTTGATCTGGATATAGCAGGTTCTCAGATCCAATCGGGTCAGGATGCCGTTGAGCTTCTGGGTAAAGACCAGCGAGCCGCTGTTGCCGCAGTTCAAAGTGCCGCAGCGGATGACGTGAAGATGGCTATTGCTGAAGGTGATCGTAAGTTTGATGCCGACATACAGGGAGCTAAGACTAAGCTCGAACTGTTCTTGAGCCAGATGGAAGACCGCCGTGCCGCAGCGGAACGAGCAGAGGATAAAGAACTGGCTTACACGCAGCTAGCGGTTGAGTTCTTGCAGGGGAAGAGGGAAATGGAGAAAGAGATTATGGGCGATGCTGGGTTTGATATGGCCGATAGTCCGGAGGAGGTTACTGCTGCTATAAAAAGGCTTGAAACCATGACTGTTCAATTCCATCAAATGCTAGAAAAAGGGAACATAAACGACTTTGAAGAGTTCCTTCAGAGGCGTATAGGTGCAATAAGTGGTAGTGGTAACGAAACTCCAAGCGGCATAGACGTGAATCCTGATTTAACAGCCCTTGTAGATAGGTATGCACAGTAAGTCCGTATGCCAGTAGTACCAAGAGAGAAAGTTTATCGGGCGTACCGCAACGCTCTAGCTGCTGGGGATACAGAAGCTGTAGACGCGCTAAGGGGTGTTTTAGTAGGGCGTACTACCCCTCTCCCTACCAGCGCACCACGAGAAACCGGCATATTCGAGGACATTACCTCTGGATTCGGTGCGGGTGTTGTCGGTGTAGGTGAGATGGCTGCACTCGGTCTCGCTGCGCCACTGGAAGAAGAAAGCGAACTAGCTGCACGCGAGCGTATTCAGTCTATTGCGGAGTCTTTCCGTCCCGAAGGCGGTGACTCAGAATCTATTACCTACAAACTAAGCTCCGCGCTTGGTTCCGTTGCTGGCCTTGCTTCTATACCTGTTGCCGCTGGTATAGCTGGTGCCCCCGGTGCTGCGGCTTTGGGTCTTGGTGCGTTAGCTGCCGGTGCTGCCGGTGCTGGTGAGGCGAGTGAGCGTGCTCGTGCCGCTGATACTACAGAGCAAAAACGTGGTGAAGCCACCGTACGGGGCACAGTAATCGGTTTGCTAGACATACTCCCCGTTGCAAAAGTAGTTAAGTTCGCTGATCTACCTACGCTAAACAAGCTAGTTGACAAGATACCGCCTGAGAAGGTCGAAACCATTGGCGAACGTATCTACAGCGCGGGTGTGACAGGTGGGTTTGAGGGTGCACAGGAAGCTGCATCCAACATACTGCAAAATCTTAACGAGCAAGAATACAACGCTGCTGCTGAGACGTTTGGCGGTACCGCAGAAGAAGCTGCATTAGGCGCTGGAGCCGGTGCTATTTTACAGGGTCTTGTTGACCTGTTCGCCCCACGCAGAGCCGGTAAGACCATTGGTGATGCTGTTGAAGAAGCTGAAGCCGAAGGGCAACTTGAACTGTTTGACGACGCAGAGGAGCGTACTCCTGAGATAGATGAAGTCATAGACGACATAGATCAGGAAGAACGAGACAGGCTGTTTGAGGAAGAACGTACAGCCGAAGTAAGCCCTGACCAAATATCACTGCCGGGGCTAGAGCCAGAACGTGTTGGGCCACAGTTGCGAGGTCTACCTGCACCAGAAGGTGAAACTATTGCTGGTGAGACGTTAGCTGTAACGCCTGAAGGCGATGTGTTAGGTAGACAAGAAGCCTTAGACCGAACCAACTTACGTGATAGAGAACAACAGATCACTGAAGAGCCAGTATCTGACGAAGCGCGGACAGGTAGAGAACGTGCTGAGATTGCTCAACGAGAACAGCCTGACCTATTTCCGACTGAACTTGCTGTAGCAGAAGGAGCCGCAGTAGCGCCAGAAGCAGAACCAACACCCGAATCGCGTCCTGTCACAGAAGAAGACCTCACTACCGCTGGGTTTGCGCCGAATGCTGCTATACGCAGACGTGTTATAGGTAAAGACTTAGATGACCCAGAAGTCCGGGTTGAGCTAACTAACGAAGCTAACCGTCTAAAATCTCAAAAGGTTCGACGTGGCGTTACCCGATTGCTAGAAGGAGTACCTAGTGAGCAACGTGATCTACCTACCCCGCGCAAAAGAGAACCTGTCGCAGCAAGAAGTAGAACAGGCGATGAAGCTGATCTACGAGGCGTGGGAGTCCCTACAAGACGTGCGGATACCGTGGAACCTGCTGCACTTGTCGGAGAACCAGTGGGAGATGCTGGAAGAGGCGTTGGACGACCTGTTTCTGGAACGAGAAAACAGCGTGGTGCACTAGCCCGAAAGGTTACTTCGGCAGTAGCCAAGGCTAACGCAGCCCGAACTGAAGTAGCTAAAGCCGAAGAAGCTGCAACAGTAAAACCAACGCAGGCTAACCAACGTAAGTTGGCTCGTGCTGAGAAGAAGCTACAGAAAGTTACTGAAGAAGGTATAAAAGCCAACGAACAGCTTGCCGATGTAGATACGCAAGTCATACCTCAAGAGACTGTGGACGCCCAACGCCGTGCAGAGCGGGCTATGTCCGCCACTGCCGCAGCCACACCAGCTACCGTAAAAGAGGTTTTGACGAAGGAACCTACACCCGCCCCGGCAGAACCTACTGTAGAAGAGCCTACGGCGGACGTAGATCTACGTGCCCCAGAGGAAAAAACTGCCGACAAGCAAAGTCTTTTAGCTGAACGTCGTGCAGAAAGAGACAGGCTCGTAAAAGAAGAAGGTCTCAGTAAAGCAGACGCTATGCGTGTCGCATCCGAACAAGTCCTCAACGCACCTCCAAGAGACTACACCGAGGTGTTGGATGCTTCACTGCCTGACACTGTAAAACGTGCGGTACGTAACAACGAACTACGTCGAGCCTTACTAGAGCTATCTAACAAGTCAGACGATAAGTTCATCAAGCGAGTAGCTGGCCGTCTGGCTAAACTCACTGGTGACACCAAGATAATGACCGTGCCCCCAAGCCAGTTGGGTACAGTAGACGGTAAACAGGTTGACGGACGGTTCATAACCGCAGACAACACAATCGTACTGAATAAAGACTACACAGATGTGTATGTCCTACTGCACGAGATGGCGCACGCTGCAACGATTAGCACTCTGAAGAACCCGTCACACCCGACTACTAAGAAGCTGATAAAGCTGCATGAGGCTAGCAAAGAGTACCTACGTAACTCTTATGGGTCTAAGAACGTAGCAGAGTTTGTCGCTGAAGCCTTTACTAACCCCACCTTCCAAGGTGAGCTAGCTCGAATCAACCCAGACGGTAGGCCGCTTAGTGTCTGGCAAGAATTTATCCGCGTGGTATCTAACTTCCTCGGGCTGGGCAAAGAACGTGGTACTGCACAGCGTGAAGCCCAACAGTTAATTGAAGACATACTGGCACCTGCCGCCAAGCACCGTGGTGCTCCTCTCTTAGCATCTATGACCGACCCTGCTGGCGTACGTAGAGTAGAGGAAGGACTCAAGGACGCCCTACCTAAAGGGCCGATAGAGCGTGCAAAAGAAAGAATAGTTGGCGAGTACGGTGCACTCACAGCAGGGCAGAAAAACACCGGACTAAAACGCAAAATACTTGGTCTCTTACCTAACAACGCCGTCGAAGTAGAGCTTGAAAGGGCAGGTGTAGTCGGTGTTAATAAGGTTTTCGCTGCTATAGAAAACCAACGTGGTGGCCTAACTACCGCAGAGCAAGCGGTCAGAAACAACCTACAACCTATACGAGAGTGGGCTGCTAAACAGTCTGGAGAAACGATTAAGGCGTGGAATAACTTGATCTACGACAGTACCGTTGACCAAGTAGATCCAGAGCTAACGCCACAGCAAGCACAAAAACGGTACGGCAACCAGCCCGTAGACGGCACTAAGCAGCTAAAAATAGACCGCTACAAAGAACTACGGGCGGTCTACAACAGCAAGATGGTTGGTGCCGAGGGTAGGAAGAACTACGCCGCTTTGCGTAAGCTATATAAAGATCAGTACGACCAACTTAATGACACGCTGCAAAATCGTATTGACGGACTGCCCATAGCAGAACAAGCGAAGACCAACCTCAAGAACGGTCTATACGCTAAGATGTTAGAGGCGACTAAGCTGGAGCCATACTTCCCGCTGACTCGTACCGGCACGTACTTCCTGTCTGTGAAGAACCCCAAGGAAGGCGCGGACTCTGCCGTGTTTGCATACGAGAACGCTGCGGAACGGTTCAGGGCAGCGGAAGCCTACGAAGCAGAAGGTTACGGAGTATCGACGTTCAGCCCTAGTGACAAAGCCTCCTACGAGGACGCGCCCTCTGGTTCTTTTGTCTCCAGCATACTGGGCATTATGAAGGTGAACAAAGTAGACCCAGAGGTTCAGGAACAGATAACACGTTTGTTTATTGAGTACCTGCCAGAGTCTTCTTTCGCTAAGTCACTGCTTCGACGTAAGGGCACTGAAGGTTATGATGTAGATGCTGTGGAAGCGGCACGTACGAAGGCTTTTGATCTGGCACGGCAGGTAGAGCGCATTAAGAACTCACGGCTAATCGACAACGCCGTACAAGAGATGCTTGAAGCCAACCCTAAAATGGCAGATGCGAACAGCCCAGAAATCGAAGAGGTAAAAGACCGCGCTAGATTTGCCGTCAATCCGCCACTGGACAGTTTCGCTAAGAACGCAAACCGTATGGCATTCATGTGGACTATCGGCTTCAACGCCTCGTCTGCGCTGGTAAACTTGTCGCAGATACCGTTGTTCGCATACCCGATGCTGGCAGGTAAGTATGGGTTCGGAGCCACACGAACCGCTCTAAGCGGTGCTACTAAGTTGTTTATGGGTTCTCCAATGAACAAGGACATAGCTACTTTAGTCGGGGACGCAAGAACGCCACGGTCTGTAAGAGAAGCGCTACGTAAAGGTGACCTCAACGCAGCGAGAGAAGCCCTCAAAGACAAGGCATTACCATCGCTGGATAACTACTATACGTTCTCCCGCGACAAAGATGGCCGAGTCACTTACGAAGTACGTAAAGACCTAGACCTCGATGCAGCGCAAACAAAGGAATTGAAAGACCTTCTACCGTTGATGGAGCTTGCTTCTAGGCGGGGGCAGCTTAACTCGTCGTTCATTGCCGACACACTCAGCACGAGTCAGGCGGGGCGTAAGATGTCTAAGATGGACGCGGTGACAAACGCTTCGGCTCTTATGTTCCATGAAGCAGAAGTAATGAATCGTCAAGTTACGATGGTGGCAGCGTATAAACTCGCACTAAAGAAGTTTGATGGTGACAAGAAGAAAGCCGCAGAAGAAGCTGTACGTGAGACGCAGCTAATCAACGGTGGTGCCACACTAGAAACTGGCCCACGGTACGCCCGTGAGAGTTTAGGTCGTATTGCGCTGATGTATAAAGCGTACGGCATACAGATGTACTACACGATGTTTAAGTCTGGTAGACAAGCTATAGAGAACTTTTTTCCGGGCAATGACGCTAAGAGCAGAGAGCTACGTAATGAGGCTCTGAAACAGCTTGCCGGTGTACATTTATCTGCTCTGTTCTTCGCTGGGGTACAGGGTCTACCGTTGTACGGTGCAGTCTCCATGCTTATTGACATGTTTAGAGAAGACTACGAAGAAGACACCGACACCATGCTACGGCAGTACCTAGACAGTGAAGTGCTATTCAAGGGCGCTCTGTCTGAAATAACTGGGGTTGATGTATCGCAGCGCGTTAAGCTGACCGACCTGCTATTTGAAGCCGACAGATTCAACAGTGATCCATCGCCAGAAGAAGAGATTGCTCACCTGTTTGGTGGCCCTGCATGGAGCATCTACTCACGAGGTAGAGATGGCATAGACAAACTACGTGAAGGCGAGATAGAGCGTGGTATAGAAGACCTAATGCCGGGCGCTGTACGTAATGCTTATAAAGCTGTTATCAGGTACCCGAGGGATGAGGGCATTCTGACTCGGCGCGGTGATCCTATCTACGATGATCTCACAGCCGGTGATTTGGCTACGCAGCTACTAGGGTTTCCGCCCGTCGATTACACCAGACAAGCGGACGAGACATCTACAGCTAAACGCCTAGACATAGCTGCGAGTGCTAAACGCCGTGACCTGCTGAGACGTTACTACGTTGCCAAGAGATTCGGTGACAGAGAAGGTATGCGTGATGCACGGCGATCTATGCGAGAGTTCAACAAGTCCAGTGCCGTGCGCCGAGATCGCCAGAAACGTATAACAGGTGACACTATTGATAGGTCAATACGTGGGCACGAGACCCGTTCTGCGGAGATGCACAACGGTACAACGCTATCGCCATACATGAAGCGTACGGTGGATTCGGGTGAAGGGTTCTTGTAAAAAACCCCCTTACCGCAAGAAGGGGTGGTTACGGTAAGGGGGTAGGAAGGCGATAAGACCTTTCAGCAGGAGACCGGACGACCTTATCAGGGCGGATCGTATCACACCAATCTCCAGACGCGAACCCCTAAAAAACGACCTTCTAGGACGCCCTTGGCTCGTATATCCCACTCCATCTCGTCCACGCAGATGCGTTTAATCTGCTGTAGTGCCTTGTCCGTGTCGATGCACGGCACAAATATCGAACTCCCTACCACCATAGCACCCCAGTCCACCACGATACGTACCCCGTCAGGGTTCAAGTCGTGCGTCTTGAGGGTCATCATCTAAACTTTCTCCATCTTCGTTAGTTGCATTAAACACCTTGCAGTCAACTATCAGCACTCTATATGCAGGCATGGCCGACCCTATGTGCGTGCCTTTACCTAACCGCATAGATCCACGCTTACCACCTAACTTGTTAATCAGGTCGCTCGTGAATGCGCCGTAGTTAATCTGATGTGTGGCGCACCAAGCCTTCAAGAACCTCGGGACTAAGTACGCCTTCTTCGTGTCCGTCTCGAACCGCGCTACTAGCCTACCCTTCGGTAGTGCATCGGGTATGACGATGCTGTCCAACCCATTACCGGAACCACTACGCAGATCGTCCGTGCTCTTGATTACCAGTATGTTGTTATAGTTTTCAGTCAGGTAGTCGTTAAGTGTTTGTTCTACTGATGACCCCATATCGTTAACCGATTGCAGGTTTAGTTTAAGTAGGTTAACAGTCCACTTAAATAAGCCCTTCATGTCGTAGTCGATTAGCTCCAGCTTGTTAGCGATGTACGCCCCAGCTAGTGTGGTAGCAGCTCCGGCAGACCAGAAACGGTTTTCTGATGTAAGCCCTGCCGCCTCGTCAATCTTACGCTGAAACCCAAGTACGAGCTTCTTAACGTCTTCTAGGTTCTGCATGACCCACTGGATATAAATAACCCCAGCGTGCCCATAGTTTTCTTCGATAGACCTATCGAACGCATCCGTACCTTTCTTCTCCTCCGTGCTGGAGAATACCCGCTGCGCCCTCCATTCCATTATCCTCTGCGCCTCTGCTTTCGGCGCTTGCTTTTCCGCTGCAATACGTTCAATGACACTGGCGTTGCCTGTAGTTACACATGAGAGGTGCCACGGCTCGCCACGAGCACGTTCAAGGTTAGCCCCACCAGCCATACGCCCACGCTGTTCCCCAGAGGATATTTGATACGCTAAGTCACTTAGCTGCTCACTTTTCTCATTGGTCAATTCGTCTATGTAAAACGGTAGGTTGTGCAGCACCTCCGAACGATTAAACTTTATCGCGTCGGTATCCTTTGCGGTTATCATCATGCCTTTCTCAGCACCCCACACCGAACCCGCTACCCGTATAGCTGCTGTTTTGCCGCACCCACTAAGTGGGCTGTGTATGTGTAACGCACAAGCCTTCTGAGGCAAGAAGGCCATTAACGGAGAGCCAAACGCTGTGCTTACAACGTACTGGTGCATCACAAGTTCGGGCCGCGTGTTGTAGAAATTAGCCATCTTTTTCCACGCCTCCAGCGTACCTTTCGGTTTGAGGTATGGGATTAGTGCGGCTGTCGGTGTGGACGGTGGGTTGTGGTCAATACGGTCTGCGCGTATTTCTTTGTTTCCTACAACAAAAGCGTCCATGTTCTCGTCTACCCAACCGAACTGGCGACGTGCCGTGGCTGCTGTAGAGGTTGCTTGTAATTCGTTTACCCAAGTAATCATATATTGCATCAAATCGTTTAGTTGAGGGATGGCAACACCTTGCATCGCCATGTTTTTTCTAAATTCTTCTCGTGAAGTGACCGCCGTAAGAGGCATCGTAAACTCACGTACACCGTCTTGTGGCAGGTGTATCCTACAAACTACAGACTCCCCGTCCTCTATATCTAACAAACGCTGCGTAATGTAAATGTCGTTATGGTAGATGACGTGCTCATCAACTTCCCCGTCTTGGCTTATGTTCCTGACATAGACACCGCCGTTCTGACCACGGAAGTATGGGCGCGGGTAGACTGGTATAACGTGTTGTGTAGAAAGATCTTGGTTTTCCAACTTTTCAAGTAGCGTACCTTCAACTGTTTGTAGTTGCTGATCTTGAAGATCATTTACATACGTACCGTCTTCATTGGCTTCTGCTTCAGCCACCTTGCGCCCTAGCACAATCGGTGAACTGATCTTACCCCAGTGAGGGCATTCCGTGCAGATACCGCCTTCATTCTCGTCAAATGTTGTGCAGCGGTACGGCCCCTTAATTAGATCCAGCTTCTTTAGCGTTAGCTCTGGCGTGTATTCGGGGTGTTGGTTTGAGATCTTGTGCGCGGCTTTCTCACCGTCTTCGCAGAACTTAGCGATGGACAGACCTGCCCTCCACATAGGTTCACTCGTTTCGGCTTGGCCTTTTATTATGCGGCGTAGTTGCTCACACCCGTTACCGTTCTGTGCCTTGAGCAGTATGGTTCTGAACTCGTGCTTATAGTTCTGAATGATCGCATCGCGTAAGCTCGCTGGCCCCTCCGCAGGTACGTACTTCTTGGGAACTGGTATCGTGTCCATCCCCAGCTTACTGGCGAAGAAGTCAAAGTTAACCGTATCAGGAGTCTTACCTATGACTTCTACTGGCGCAGGGGTATCAGGTTTGTGGTTATGCGTACCCACTATGCGAAGAACCCGCGCTATATCAGCAGGTACTGCGGGGTCTATCTCAAGCCCGAACTCTTTGCACTTAGCCTTGAACTGGTCAGCCACTACCTTCCACTGCTCTACAGCAACGGGTTCAGATAGCACCCAGTAAACGTGTATGCCACGACCAGAATTAACGATAAGAGGTTTTGGTAGTTCTAGGGCTACGATAAATTCTTGTAGCCTACGTAGCGCCTCCCCCTGTGTAGCGAACCCCTCGTTCTTAGCTACTTTGTCTTCGCCAACGTCTAAGTCTAAGAAGAATGACTTAATCTGTTTAGCGTCATCACCTTTGCGGGTACCTTCTTCTTTGAAGTTACTCATCGCAAAGTACATGTCCCACCCTTCACTGTCGTGATATTCGGCGGCTTCTGCTAATTCATCTGTTGAGTGAAAGTATGTCTGCCGTACCCCGTTCGACGCTAGGCCGTATTGTAGAGCGACGTACACACCTTCTGTGGGTAGTACCCACCGTAAAAATTCTCTTGTATTCATGGTTGCACCCAATGCCGAGAGACACTATGGCAGGGATGTCGGCGCATCCTTTTCGGCAAAACCTAGCCATAGTGGAGTGATTGTTAGTGGTTAGTCATCCCAACCGTCAACAATGGCACTCAGATCGTCGTCATCTTCCTTGGGTGCGGGGGCAGATTTCTTTACGACCTTCTTGGGTTCCTCCACTTCGGAGGTATCTGGCTCATCGCCAAATATATCGTCAGAGTCATCGTCGTCTAACGCGACATCGGTGCTCTTGACACTGCTAGTAGTATCACTAAACGGGTTATCAGGTTGTGCTACGAAGCCGCCTTCCACAACACCGAAGGGCGAACGTGACACCATCGGCACGTATTCGATCACCTGTACACCGCTCAGACGTAGGCTAACGCCGTTGTCACGCATAGAGTACGGTACGAAAGTGAAGGCAAGGTTCACGGTGCTACCGCTGGTCAACTGAAAGTCCGCTGGCAGTTTGTTGTTCTGCGCGTCCACTTGTAGTGGTGGCGTGGTCTTGTCGGTACCGTAAGCACCTTTCAACTTGCACTTGCCGATGTAGTTACCGTCATCGTCCTTCTTGAACGGTAGGGCAAACTTATCAGGCCAGCTCTTTTCTTTCTTAGCTTTGTAGCCCACTGCCATTGCCTTGTACAAGGCTTTGGCTTCGCTTTCAGACATCACGAAAGACATAGAGTATTCCGCGCCGTCGTCCAGCGGGTCACACTTAACAGACCCACCCTTACCACCGTTCGCTTTGTTATCGAACTTGTAGGTAGCGTCGAGTCTTGGGTAAAGGGCTTTCACACCCTCGATTGTGTAGTACATATTTGCTTCAGCCATTGTTGGTCTCCTTAACTTAGGCTATTTATTGTGAACCCTTCAGTCGCAGCGAAGGGCGAACCCTCGCGGTTGTGGGGCACGATGTCGAAAGCAATCGCTGCTAACGTGTCATCGTCATCCACCATCAATCTAACTTTCTGTAGTTCCTCTTCTTCCAACGGTCTTTGTGGGTAAAAGAACAGCTTTGGTACAGGGCTACCCGCATCGAAACTTATCTTTGTCACCACTGCTGCACTGGGCGTTCCATGCCCACTCAAAAATTTGGCGTAAGCCTGTAGAGGCATAGAGCTTCTACCTTGGGCCTTACCAAATATGGATGAGGCAGGTACCTGTAGTTGGTACACAGTGTCTAGTGCTTGCTCTTCAACAATCGCTAGTCTCTGACTAAACCTACAAGCCCTACCCCCTCCAGTGCCAGAACCTCGGACGTTATTGGTGCAATCAATACACCGCGTACTCTGTCTCTGGTCTGGCGGCACTTCAGGTGCGGGTCTCTGGGTATCGTTCGACCAGCATGTCGGCAGACGTTTGGCGCTAGGGTCGTAGGCATCTTTGTAATACGAGCGAGCTACTGTCGCTGCGTTTACGATAACTACGTCTATCGCCGTACTGTCCGCTTGCTGGTCTAACCCAGTAAACCTATTACCCTGTATGCTGATTCGGCGCACTATACGTCCGCATCAGGATCAAACGCTGTGGGGTCAAAGTCATCCACAACAGCTTCTTCCGTTGCTTCTTCCTTAGATGCACCACCCTTTAACAGAGCTTCTGCGATACTCGCCAAGGCGAATCGCTGCGTTTTACCTACCTTGATGTACGTATTCTCTGGAATTACGCCATCCCTCACCCATTTACGGGTCGTGGATAATGACACACCAAAGTGCTTTGCGACATCCTCAATCGGAACTAATTGCTCCATCACGCTTTCCTTATTGTGAGTGCAAACTCTGCGTCTACGTTCAAGCCCTTTGGCAGAAGGTCTGGGTTCTCTTCCAAGAACTCCCGTACGTTCTTCTGATTCAGGCGCTTATCTAAGAACTCAGGTACACCATGCTCAAGAATGAACTCGTGCATGTGCTCCCAATCGCTAGTCCAATACTTCTGCTTAACCGTACGGTAAAACGTACCAGCATCGGTCTTGACGCTTTTGATGTCGTTCTCTTTCAAGTAACTCAGTAGCGCACTCTTTATTTTATTTTGCTGATTGACTAGCTTGTCATCAGCCTCCTTAAATTCCGCAGATAGGCGTTCCCGTTCAGCCTTAATCTTGAGGTAAACCCCAGTCATCTTGCCTAGTGGCACACCGTCTACGTCTTTTGCATCAGCCATGATCTTCGTCCTTCCATTGCCGAGAAAGGTAATATAGTGGTAGGTAATGGCTTAATCAAGTATTTCTTTGTAAAGATCAATAATTTTTGTATGTGTGTCTATTTTGTTATCTAGTAATGCGTACACACGCTTTTCTATGTGAGATCCTTGTAACTGTACCACTGTGCACTTATGGTCTTGCCCCGCTCTGTGGATGCGGGCGTTAGCCTGTGCGTATGTTTCTACCGAACTGGTTGGCCCCCACCACACAATTGTATTAGCAGCGGTCAACGTAACGCCGTGTGCCGCAGCTTGCGGCTGGATGACTAGCACTCGTGGGGTATCTGTCTCTTGGAACTCTTTGAATATGCGCGTGCGCTCGGTGGCACTGACAGCCCCACTAATGACCTCGGTAGGTATCTTGTCCTTGCGTAGCTTGTCAGTAAGTAGCTGGATCGTATGCTTGAACGGTACGAACACGAGTACCTTCTTACTGGACTCGTCAATTACCTCACGTAGCACCTTGTATCGGTGCTTGATGTCGAACTCCACCACCTCATTGTCATCGGTGTACACCGCACCAGAACTGATTTGTAGCAGCTTGTTCATGTTGACCGCTGCTGTAGCTGCCGTGACTGTCTCTTCCGCAGCTTCCATGACCATGCGGTTCTTCAGTTCTTTGTAATACTTCTCTTGCTGACGGGTCAGCGGTACCTCACGAGTTGTGTACACGATGTCAGGTAGGTCAAGACACTCTTCCTTGGTAAACCGTATCGCTGGTTGCAGTGCACTGAATACTGTCTCGGTGGCATCGGGCTTAGGCACCCACTTGAAGTTAGTCACTTTGTACATGACTTGATCGCGGAACGAGCCAAAGAAGCGTGGTACAGCTTTCGGGTTAACAAGTTTAGCCAGACCGTACGCATCCAGCGGACTCTGTGCAGCGGGTGTACCCGTCATCATCCACAGCCACGTATCAGGGCTGAGTAGCCTGTTGAGTGTCTTCCACCTGTCAGTCTGGGCATTCTTGTAGTGCGTGGCCTCGTCCACAATCACTAGGTCAAACCCACCGTTGGATATGGCGTCCGCTACGATTGCCACCCCGTCATAATTTATTACTACGAACTCCGCATCGCTTTCGATCACAGCGGTTCTTTTCTTCGCTGAACCGTGCGCTATATCTACCTTGCGGTGCATAGCAAAACTAAACAGGTCTTCTCGCCACGCCGAATCCATAATAGATAGAGGGCAGATGACCAGAGCACGTTTGATGCGGCCTTGTTTCATCAGGAAGTCTGCTGCCCAGATAGCACTGGCGGTCTTGCCTGTACCCTGCTCGTTGAAACAGAACGCACGTTTGTTGAGTGTCAGGAACCCAGCCGTGGTCTTCTGGTGCTCGAACGGTTTGTACTTACCCGTCCACTTATACTTGCCTTCGATGGGCGATGGCGCTTTTATGTTTAGATTCTTGAGTACGTGGGTCTCGTCTACGCCCCAGTTAACCACCACACGGTTACCTGATAACTCCTTACTCTTTGGTATGACCTCGGTAACTTTCCGTGGATCACGTAGCCGCAACAGCAGCGCCTTGTTGTCTATTACTTTCATATACCCTTCATGCAAAAAAGCGCGAAGTGGGTGTCCACTACACGCGGTTAAAAAGCCCGCCATGCGACCACACCGGACGGGAACGGTGCCAACAGGCAGGAAGTCCGCCTTGGTCTAAACTGTTATTAACACAGTAAGAAGAAAAGACAGTACGTTGATCGCCACGACAATACCTACGCCGACCAATATGCCCGTCTTTACGTCGTCCTTATTCACTGCCTACGTCGAGGTCTATGCCCCGCCTTCTTGGGCTTCTGCCCGTTACGGCTGCGATTAGCACTCTTGCTTTCTATCCGCACGCCGTCCGCATTACTACCACCACGACTTAACATCTTATTGTGGCTTACGTCTCTACCTTCCCTCTTATCCGCTCTGCCATCTTTGTTGGCATCACGACTCGTTCTGTCCATAGCTCGACGCGCACGCTGCCTCTCCATCCGCGCTTCGTGTGCTTTACTGCCCACTGGCGGGTTCTTCTGCTTCTTGCGGTCTGCTTTGTTTTTGTACGGCATCAGTTCTTTCCGTTGTGTGGACATTCCAACACTGGACACCATGCTTTACATAGTCCGCTGGGGTTGGGGTTCCACGTATCGTTCTCAAAAGCTGTTTCCATGTCGCTGTATTTACTCAGCCACTTAGTCCACATCTTCTCCTCTTCCTCTATGGTGTAGCGATCCCTTATCAGGTCGTTACTTACCACAAACAACAGCCCAGCCCGAACGGTCTCCACCTCGGGGTAGTGCTTGAAGGTAGCCAAAGCCATAAGCTCTAGCTGCCCTTTGTCAGCATATCTTGCCGACTTGCCGGTCTTGTAGTCAATCACCCATGCAAGGTTGTCCTCGCGGTTCAAGATCACAAGATCGGCAATACCTCGGAACCAAACATCGTCAGCAAAGAAGCTACACGCCTCTAAGTCTTTGGTTAGCCCCATCTTAATCTCGCATAGCTTCTCACCTTTCTTGGCGTTCAGCGCATCGAGCATACCTTGAGCGTAGCTAAACCGTGGGTCGAGTTCACCGCCGTCACGGATATATTCTTCCGCAGCTTCGTGAAAAGCTGTTCCATACAACGTAGCCTCAGACTCCTTGAACGGGTACTGCTTGAGCACCTTCTCATGGTAGAACTGCTTAGGGCATTGCTGGAATGCCTTGATCTTACTGAACGACCACGGCGCTATGCTCATGGAGAATCAAGTATCAGATTTAAGTCACGTAACTCAGCTATAAGTAGTGCCATAAGAGCGTGGTCAAATGTTATATCTCTATTGTTCATGACTTCTTGTAAATATGTCGCATCGTCTATGACGGCATCAGCGTTGTCACGCCGCACTAGCTTTTGCTGCTCTTCCCGCGATGTAAAGTCCATTACTCACAGTCTCCATATGTGTATGCCATACCACTCTCACATTCAAGTGGTAACCCCTTAGCCCATGTCGGGACGTACCTCATGCACTTCTCGACGTACTGCTGGGCTTGTATCGCTTCAGACTCAGGTACACATGCGATAACTGAGTCGTGAACTGTCAGTACCGCTCGGTACTTATTATTTATTAGTAACATCTGATCGCCTATCACACAACGTGCTAAGGCTTGGCAGACGTTCTCTATCACCTTGCCACCGTAGATCCGCGTTCGGCCTCGGCGTGTCTTGTAACTATACTCTGTCCCCTGTGAGTTATACTCTCCCCTGAGATCCTCATAACGCATCAGGAGCTTAGACGGTAGACGTATAGATCCCCGGTCTCCTATAACTTCAACCACATCATCCTTACCAAACTGGTAAGTAGCACCGTTCGCCATGTGCGAGATCATGTTATGGGCTTCTCGCCACACATGACTGATCTTCCAGTTTGTATCACGGTATATGTTGATAATCCGTCGCGCTTCATCAAGTGATATGTCCGTACCAAAGGACTTCAACTGCGCCTGAAACTTAACAGCGCCCATGCCATAACCGGCACCCAGTATCGTAGTCTTACCTACAAACCGCTGATCCTTCGTTATCTGATCTTCAGGTACTTCGTAAATCCGTGCCGCCATCTTGATGTACACGTCTTCCTTTTTACGGAACGCATCGGTCAGGTCATCCTGCCCAGCGAACCACGCCAACACTCGCGCTTCAATCTGCGACGAGTCACAGTCTATGAGTATGTAGTCCTCGGGAGCGATGATACTTCTCTTTAACATCTTACCGTTTGGCCCACGGCTCGGTAGGTTTTGCAGATTGATCTTGTCATCCCCACCCCACCTGCCAGTGTGTGCCGCATAGTATCGCACAGGAACCGGCAGAGTTCCGCGATTGGATATGTCAAGGAACCGCTGAGTACGGGTCTCTTCCAACGTACTTTTGTTGCCCAACCTAGCAGCGACTAGCGCCTGCACTTCTGGGTTCTCGTGTTCGGCAAGAGCTTTGAACCCTTCATCAGTCTTGGCGAATGCGTAGGTTTCTTTTTCCGTGGTGGGGCTGACCTTGGTAGGTGGTTCAACACCTTTGGAGCGCAGCAGATCAGCAAACTTGTCGTTACTCATCAGCTCTTTCTTGTCGGTCACGCTAGCATCACATAACAACTTATCTTTATGTTCTTTGATCTTCTCAAGATGTTGGCCCAGTAAGTCTTGATCTAGCTCCAGCATAGGATGTATGAACATACGCAGCGTACAGTCAATGATCCTGAGTTCTTTCTTGGGGAACCCCTGCTTCATAAAGATGCTGAACAGCTTATAGGTAAGCTCTACGTCGTTGATGCAGTAGTCGCCGTAACGATCTAACTCATCATCAGTAAAGTCTAGGCGGCGTTTGTCCAGCGCGTTGAGTATCTCAGTACCCTTGGCACCTACGTTGTATCGTTCCGCAAGCGCCTTGAGACTTCCACCAACTTCCACCCCATGTACAGCACGGGCAATACAAAGAGTATCAACCCAAACCCGAGGGCGAATATCAAATAGCCAAGATAATATAGCGCCATCGAACATAGTGTTGTGAGCCAGCACCATACTGTTAGCCCAGTCAAACTCGTCAAAGTATTCTTTAAGCTCTTCGTGCGTCCCAGAAGCCCATTCGGTGTAGCCATTGTTTACCTTCACCCCCACACCCACGATCTCGAAGCGAGGGTCGCGGATGTATTCTTCAGTTGTCATCTTGGTCAGAGAGAAGTCTTTACTATAATACGTCTCGAAGTCGAGCGTTATTAAGTCCATGTTTTACCGTCCTTTTCTGTTAGCCAGATGCGGTGTTCGCCGTCGTTACTGATCTTACGGCTTGTGATGTTCCAACCCCTACGTCTGGCAGATATACGAAACGCACGTACCTTGTGCCCGTAGGGATCGTCTACTACAAATGAGTCCCCCAGAGACATACGCTCTAACGTGTCTTCATAAAGGCGCTGATGCTTGTATTGCTTATCAAACAGCAGCACCCCTTTTTCGATCACGATTTCTTCTAAGTCATCGCTCACTCAACCCTCCAGATACGAATTTCGCTTCTATCGGCTGACCCTCGCATCGTCATTTTGTAGCCGAATTGCGTTCTAGCCGCACTCCTAAAGTTTTCAGCCTGTTTAGACACTAAGATGTCCCTACGGTTTCTAGGCCCACGTCTTGTCGAGTCAACAGGAAACGCAATGCTGTCACCAACCTCCATAACCTTTAACAAGTTATAGAATTCTTCGTTGCGCCTTTTGCCGCTGGCCTTCTTGGGTATTGGCACATGCTTATCTAACTTCAGCATCATGCCTCCTCCTTTTCTACAACGCGGGTGACGATTACGTCAGTAGTGACGGGCTTGCGTATCCAATCACCCCAAGTACCACGGTCATCTATGATCCTGTACTGCGCCATCTCTTCGTCTTTGGCTTCCACGACCACTTGACGTTCCACAGTCTCAGAGAAAGTTACGATAAACTTTTTCATTCTATCCTCCACACCCGAATGACGCCCTCGTCAACTAAAATGCGGGACGATATTTCTTGCCCAGCTTTTTGTGCTCTTTTCGTAAAAGCGTTTGCTTCGAGTGAATAGGAGGGTCGTTTATCCTTCCCCGTGGTTTTTTCGGAAAATCCAAATGCCACACTGTCGCCCACCTGCCACGATCTAATAATTTTTTCGAGGTACAGGTATTTAGTGTTTCGGCCACCAGACTTACCCTTCGGCGGCATCGGTAAATTTTTCTCTATCTTCGGCTCCACCTTAACCCCCCAACCGTTTGATCTCAGCGTCGATGTAGAACCGGATCTTCTTTGCATCGCGTAGCTCGTCGCTGTGAGATGCCTCACCCATGCGATAACACGCACGGAATATCTCACCGATTTGCGCGTTCATGTTCTTGTATGAGATTAGATCCTGTAACTCCGCAGCCCCAGCAGGTAACTCGTAATAGGATGCAGTGCTTCCGTCGCTAGTTACAGATTCGTGTTTGTCGTCCTGTACCAGTGTTTGTGGTAACTCGTTTATAAGATCCTGCCTGCTATCGTTTGCATATTTGGGTGTAGCTTGTTCCCTTGAACTTGTTTCCCAGTTCCTCTTAGCCAACTTCCATTTGCGTAGCCACTTACCAGCATAGCTCTCGCTTACGCCTACTTCAGCAGCCAGAACTTCAGGCGTGGCGTACCCGTTCTTGTTCAAGTATTCAGTCACCATCGCCCCCTTTACCGCTTTGCGGTTGTACTTCCGTTTCGTCATCTCGGTCTCCTAGTTAAAAATCAAACGCCAACTGGCGCTCATCTACCTCTCTTTCGTTGAGGATGTCTGCCACTGTGTGCAGGTTCTCCTCGTTCACTACGGCAGCGATTCCACCCGCCGCCCTAATCTGGTTTATGTTCATGTCTTGCAGTGGCGTTGTCTTACCCTTCCCCGCCTTGCACTCAATCCCAAAAAACTTACCGTTGTAGCACCCCACTATGTCCGGCACACCACTCCTACCGTAGCCTCCGGTCACGGGGTAAAAGTAATAAACACCTAACTTCTTTAGTGTCTCCGCTACCTTCTTCTTAACCTTCGCCTCTGGCGTCATCGCCATCGCGTACCTCCTTCAGTAAATTAGTTACACTCAGCGTGAGTTTTTTCATCTCACGTTGGTTAGCTGAAATAGCTTTGGATAGGAACTGCAAATCGTCCAGCATCTCCATTGTTGTTTTAGCAAGATTCTCCACCGCCCGTAGGCCCGTAAGAACTTCCTCCAGCGTCTGCTCATCAACCTCAAGCTCTACGCTTATTTTTGCCATCCTGTTTCTCCGTGGGCACTGGTATCAGTGTCTCGTT